TTTTTCAGCTAAATCATATTTGTATTTAGATTCTTTTAAATAATCTTTACTTATAGAATCTAAAGAATATCTCATTCTAGTTTCATCAATAACTGATGCAGCAATCATGGTATCTAACAATTTACCTTGTGGCATGTTTCCAGTTGCTGATCTAATCCAACAGACATCGTACATAGCGTTATGAAATACCTTACGTATGTCCTTGTTTTGAAATATTTTTTCATTCAAATAAGCCCATGTTTCTTTGGTATTTAAATTATCGGTCATATGATGAGCAATAGGGAAATAGAAAGTTTGATTCTTGGTAGCTATAGCTATGCCGGTAACAAAACCATCTTTTCTTACAGCACCTAATCCTTTTGTTTTTAAATTAGGATCGTAAGTCTCTAAGTCAATTGCAACAGTATCTATACCTTCTAAATTTAACTCACTAAGTTGTGGAACAGCACACATTATTTATAATCCCTTTCTATTATCATTTCTAAGTAGTGAATAGCTTTCTCTATATCTTTTAACTCTCCTTTTGCCTTATGTCGACAAATATATTTAATTGCATTTCCTTCTGCAAAAAGTAATTTATTTTTATTAATAAATTCTGCTGGTTGAACCACCATATCTTTATAATGTGTTCCTCCTACTTGTTTATCGGATGCTTTGATTTTCATTCTTCCTTCCTAATGTTAGTTTTCTTTGGGTTTGTAAACTCCAACAATCAAATATTCCTCGACTGTAGGCTGTGTAGGCTAGTCTTAATTGAGTAAACCATTTTTCGTGTCTGGTCATAGTGTGGTCTACAATAACATTATCAAATGTTAAACCTTTTACCTGGTGTATATTACCATATTTAATTTGAATTTTTTTATCGTAGTCAAAACCTTTGGCTATTATTTTTTTAATATAAAGTAAATTTTCTTTAGTTGTTTTAGATGGAATTCTGACTAAATCAAAATCTGTGTATTGTTTACATTCAGCTTTTAAAAGACCTTTACTAATTAAAGTATCAATTGTGTAATCCTCTTTTAACCATCCCTCAAAAACTTTAGGATCTTTTTTTCCTCGAACAATAACTTTACTCCCCATATAATCCCAAAAGTTTTTTACTTGTGTAAGACTGACTGGTTTACCTTTTATAAACTCCGGCCATACATGATGAGCTCTTATTTCTTTTTTAGATACGTGCGCTGTGTTACTAACATGGGCATATTCTAAACCATGATAATCAAAGAATTTTCTACAACGTGTATCTCCTGGTGTTCCTCTAAAGGTAAATAAAAATGTTTGATTGGTATTTTTTATTTTATCTAATAAAATATCTAAATGACTAGAACCCTGTAGATTAGCTAAATAATAACTGTTTCCTTTAATAACTTCCCCTATATGTCCCATAGCGTGCTTCTTAGTATACTTCGCTGGTGTCCATACCCTATGAGACCCATAATGGTCCCAAATAGGTTTTATGATCTTCTTACAAAGAGTATTTATAGCTTCGCTACATCTTTTACCTTCTTTTAATTCGTGATAAGGGTTTGCTGCTAATTTATGAAAATAATCTGCGT